GCAAGCAAACTTACCGATGAAGAACTTGCACAGGATTACCCTGTTGATGTTTGGCTTGAATATGAAGACGTCAACGAAAAAGAAGACAAGCCGATTACACTTCTTTCTATTATGAGTGGCGATACGGTTATTGTCGCACAGAGCGCAACGCTTCAGCGCGACTTCTTCGAAATTCTTGATATCGTCGGCAACCGTAATTTTACAATTCGCTTCACTGACGGCAAAAGCAACGCGGGGCGGCGCTTTATGTCCTGCGAACTTGTAGGAATCGAGTAAACCACAATTGAACATACACCCGCTTAACCGCGGGTGTTTTCTTTTAAGGGGATAATTAAATGAACGTTTATTTAGCTAATGGTTACGCCGATATGAGAAAAATAATGTCATTACCTTACCCGCTTATATTTGTAATTGGCGGACGCGGCACGGGCAAGACATACGGTGCGTGCAAGGAACTTCTTGCACTTCCCGAAAATGAAAAATTTTTCTTTTTACGTCGGACACAGGATGAAGCCGACGCTATCAGCTATTACGACTTCTCACCGTTTCAGCCAGTAATAGAGGACAACCCCGAAGAATACAAACCGATAGTTGTTGAAAAAGTGCCGCACGTCAAAAATATTAGCGGGGTGTGGCACGGCAAATTAAATGATGATGGCGTAATGGTTGCAGACGGCGACGCGCTCGGCTATATCGGGGCGCTGTCAACTATCCATAAAATACGCGGTTTTAACATGCAATCCGTTACAATCGGCGTTTATGATGAATTTATTCCGGAAAAACACGTTTCCGCATTCCGTGGCGGTGCAAGTGGAGAAGGGCAAGCGCTGTTAAACTGTATTGAGACTATCGGAAGAAACAGAGAATTAAAAGGAAAGAAACCGTTTAAAATGGTTTGTCTGTCAAACGCGAATACAATTGCAAGCCCTATCTTTCAGTCGCTCGGAATAATCGACAGTGTAAACAAAATGGCATTAAAAGGAAAACAGGAATGTATATTGCCCGAACGCGGTATTGCTGTTTTCATTTTCCGCGATTCTCCGATATCGGAAGCAAAGAAGAACACAAGCCTATACAAAGCAAGCGCTGACGGTGATTTTGCAACAATGGCATTAAAAAACGACTTTGACGCATCAACATATATGTTTATCGGTGCGAAACCGATTGAAGAATACCGGATATTGTCGCAGGTGGGCGACGATGTTTATATTTACAAGCACAAAAGCAATAATGACTATTATGTTACGCGGCATAGAAGCGGCACACCGAAGCGCGTATATAACGATGATGAAATGAGCAAGCGCAGATTTAAAAGGACAGAAACAAACTTTCTTGATGCTTGGCTTCATGGAAACATATCTTTTTCTGACTATTATTGCAAATATGTCTTGACAAATATTCTATAAATATATTACCATAATATTGGCGGCAAGGTGTGCAAAGTCAACCACCCGGAAGGTGGGCACATGGGGCAGAGACACCCCGTAAACCTTGCCGCACGATTATAAAAAGAGGTGAAAGCGAATGCGGACTATTTTTGTTTATACCAACTACAACGCGCCGTCTTGTGTAATGACTTCAGACGTTATTAAAATTGAAGAAAAAACCGTCAACAACGCCGCCGCGATAGAGGTAACCAACGCGTCGGGAAATGTGATAACATTCTATAAGGCTAACGGGCAACTTGCGCTGTTGTGGGAGTGAGAAATGAATGATACAACCACATTCGCATTTTCAATCGTGCAGTTGGAAGCATTAACGCCACAGATTAAAACGGGCGCGGTTATCCTGTTATTTATTCTTTTTGATATTATAACAGGGCTGATAAAGTCGCTTGCATCACATTCTTATGAATCAAGTGTTATGCGGCAAGGGCTTTTTCATAAGCTCGGGGAAATTGTCTGTTTTATTTTTGGCGTTGTATGTGATATCTTTCTACCCTATTTGGGCGTGTCGTTGCCCGTCTCAATTGCTCAAAGCATTTGCGTCTATATCGTTATAATGGAAATCGGCAGTGTTATTGAAAACATAGGTGCAATAAACCCCGATCTGGCAAAATATCTTCATAAGATTTTTGCAAAGTTTGAAGAACCGAAAGACGCGGAAGTTATCGCCGAAACAGAGGAAAAAGACGATGATAACATTTCCGATTCTTGAAATAGGTGACAACGGGCTTTTTGTCTATGTAATGCAGGCGGCGCTAAAATATCGCGGCTATAGCGTTTCCATCAACGGCGCGTTTGATATGCCGACTTTTGCCGCGCTGAAAGCTTTTCGGCATGAGCATTATATTGACGGCGACACCGTATGTGATGATATCACATGGAAGGCATTATTTAATTATTAGAAAGGAATAAAAGATGAAGTTATCCGAAGTAATTGCGCTGATTGGCGCGGGCTACACAAAAGCCGAAATCGAAGCTATGGAAGCGGGAGAGGTGAAAAAGGAGACCCCGAAACAGGTTGACGAACCGAAACCCGAAACAGAAACGAAAACCGAACCGAAACCCGAACCGCCGCAGAATAGCAACGCGGAATTGCTCGACGCAATTAAAAGCTTGACCGCGGCTGTACAGCAGAAGAACGTGAGAAACAGCACACAGCCAATTGACACAAACACAGATATCAAGGCAGAAGCTGACAAAGTGCTTTTGAATCTTTATAACAATTAAGGAGATTAAAATATGGATTTTGAAATTAAACAGGCGGCGACCCTGTTAAACGCTATTGTATCACAGCAGACCGGACAGACAGCACTGGCGGCAATCAACAACATGGATGATTTCATTTCTGTTGCAGAGACCGCGCTGAAAACAGGGCGTGACCCTGTTATTAACGCTATTTCGCAGGTATGGCGCGACACCGTTTTTGCTGTCCGTGATTATGATATCCCGCTGTCAACGCTTCGGATGACCGCGCAGAGATACGGCAATGCAACACGCAAGCTTTCACCCGAAGCTATGACCATGGAAGATGATGAAGCCGCAAAATACCCGGTATTTTACGACGCGACACAGACCGTTCCCATGGGTGACGGGCAGAGTGTAGACCATTACAAAATCAGAAAGCAGAAAGTGCTTCAGACCGCTTTCTATGGTTCCCTTGCCTATGAACAGGTTTATACCATCTTCCGTGACGCTTTTGATGTTGCATTCTCTAACCCCGCCGAACTGTTGAGATTCTCGCAGATGAATGTAACGGAACGCATGAATGATCGTCGAAGCTATGAAGAAGCAAAAGCCCGCGCGCTTCAGCTTAACTTTGCCGCCGCGCTGATTGACGAAAATCAGAGTGATAGAGTCGTGCATCTTCTTACCGAGTATAACACGGCAACGGGTCTTACTACACCTCTTGATGCACAGACAGTATATCAGCCCGGAAACTTTGAAGCTTTCATCCGTTGGGCGTATGCGCGTATCAAAACAATCGTCGGTCTGATGGCACACCGCAGTGAAGCTTTCCAGACGGTTATCACAGGTCATACCGTTCTCCGTCACACCGACGCGGAAAATGTAAGAATCGCACTTTATCGCCCGTTCATGGAGCAGATCAACAGCATGGTTCTCTCGGGGCTTTATCACAACGACAAAATGACGCTTCCGACTTATGAAGCTGTTGACTATTGGCAGAGCATCGACACACCCGCGGGTGTTAATGTTACACCTGTTTACACGGGCGCAAACGGCGCGCAGAAAACGGGGCAGGCTGTTACAACCGAAAAACTGATTGGCATTATTCACGACAAAGACGCTATCGGCTACGCATGGATTAATCCAACCGCGGCAGTTACACCGCTCAACGCGGCGGGTATGTATTACAATGAATTCTATCACGCACGTTTTGCGACGCTTTCGGATGTAACCGAAAAGGGCGTTGTGCTTCTGTTGGATTAATAAAGCTGTTTCGGGGCGGCGCGGGTTTCCTGTTTTGTTCCTTACCCGCGCCGCGTTTATAAAATAGTGGGGTGTTTCTATGCAAGTTAAATTTTGGAATTACGCAAAGAGAAATAATTCAACAGCTACACCGTCGGACTCTCTCGCCGTGTCTGTTGATTGTGTACTGAAAGCGCCGACAAACGTAATGAAACCGACGCTCGAATTAACCGGTTTAACTTGGCTCGAATCAAGAACATATATCCGCTATAATTACGCATATATTGGCGATTTTCTACGCTATTATATGGTTAAGAATTGGCACTTTGTAAATGCAAAACTTGTTGCGGATTTGGAAGTTGATGTTTTGGCAAGCTACAAAACTAATATTCGTTCTTCTACGCAATACGTTTTGCGCTCGGCTTCAAGTTGGGATGATTACATTACAGACACAAAATATCCTGTAAAAGCACAAGCGCCTACAATTTCGGCAGGCTATTTTGCACCGAACCCGCTTTTG